GGCGTAGCGCGGATCGGCGAGGCCGAGGAACTCCTGCACGCCGGCGCCCGCAGGCTGGTCGGTCACGCCAGTGGTGCGCAAGAGGCCGGTCATCCCTTGAGCTCGGTGAGCGTGAGCGCGGTGACGTCGATGCGCGCGCCCTGCTGGAAGTTCGCCGAGTTCACGACCAGGTCCGCATCCGCCACGCCGACCGAGCCGTCATAGACGGCGCTTACGCCGTCGGCCTTGAACACGCGGAACCACGAAGCGAGGCCGGTCGCGTTGGCAACGAGGTCGCTCGCGATCGCGTTCGCGGTGGCGACGCCGGCGACGGCCGCGGCGAAGGCGGGGTTCGTGAAGGTGAGCTCGGCGAGGAGCGTCTGCGATCCCACCGGCGTGTCCGCGTTCGCCGGCTGCGCGCCGTCGTAGATGCGCAGGTAGCCGCCGTTGCACAGCGCGGCCATCGCATCGCAGGCGGCGTTCGCTGCGGCGTTGCTGCGCTTGGGGTTGAGTGCCATCTAGATTCCCTCCTGGACGAGCTCTCGCTCGACGACCTTCTTGATGTGCCCGTTGCGGTCACGCGCGGTGACTTCCTTTTCGACCGTCCGCAGCGGCGCCGGCCGCGCCGCGACCACCTGCTTGAGCTCACCGAGGATCCGCTCGGTCCGCTCACCGCTGGACTGACTGGCCTTCGCGATCTCGCGCATGCCCTCGAGCACCGCGAGGCGGTCGGCCTGCGCCTCGCGCCGACGCTCCTCGGCGCGGCGCTCCTCGAGTTCGCCCGCCGCCGCTCTCTCGGCCTCGCGTTCCTTCGCCGCGGCCGCGGTCGCGTCGAGCGCGGCCTGCTCCGCCGGCGTCGCTGCCGCGACCGATCCGTCGGGCTGGATCACCTGGACGCCCGGCGAGGGAATGAAGACACGGTCCTCGGACCGCACCGGGAGGCCCACCGCGGCGCGGGCCTCGGCGCGCATGGCGATGCCGGCGCGGGCGAGCGTGGATTGCCGATCGGCGAGCTTGCCCTGGGCCTCCTGCAGCACGCGCACCTTCGCAAGATCGAAGGCGACCTCGAGTGCCGCGAGGTCCTCGCCGGGCTGGAGGAACTCCGGCAGCAGCTGCAGCGTCATCTCGTCGCCGATCAGGCGCTGCGTCGGGATGATGTTGTTCTCGTAGGCCTGGTCGCGCAGCTCGCTCATCGTCGCGCCGACCTTGGCCGTCTGGAGCCCGGTGCCGAAGCCGACGACCGCGGCCGGGATGCCGAGCACCGCGGTGACCCGCTCCTCGGGGATATCGCGGATCGCGCCCAGCTCCATGTTCTGCGGCGAGAAGCCGAACTGGACGATGCTCGTCGGCCGGCTCATCACGATCGGGTCGCCGCGGTGGTCGCCCGAGAAGCTTTGCTTGAACTTGGCCTTGATCGCCTCGCGCTTGGGCTCGTCGAGCTCGCCCTTCGAGTCCTTGTCCGGCGCGATGACCACGCCGGGCACGCCGAGGTTCTTGAGGATCGTCGCCGAGAAGCGGGAGGCCTCCTGGTCGACGCCCAGCTCCATGAACAGCGTGCGCAGCGGCGAGCGGCCCTTGCGCGTGTTGTCGGGGTCGATCCCGTAGCGGAGGTGGAAGACGTCGGCGGGCTCGAGCTCGATGAGGATCCCGCCGGGGCGGTAGTCGTAGTGGTGGATGTAGTCACTGCCGTCGAAGGTCCAGCGTGGCTCGATCATCCAGTGCGGGACGTACCAGAGCTCGACCACCCGGCCGAGGCGGTCGCGGACCTTCAGCCAGTACGCGTTGCCGTCGATGACCCAGCTGGTGAGCGTCCCGTACCACAGCAGCACGCCGGAGTAGTACGGATTGGGCCAGCGGACCTTGCGCGCGAAGGGATGGCGCACGACCTGGGGGATCGCGTCGTCGCCGGTCTGGACCACGACCGCCGGCGCCTCCGGGAAGTTGCGGCAGATCCACAGCACGCAGGCTTCGACGATCGAGCTCGACGAGCCGTCGCCGATGACCTTGCGCCAGTCGCCCTCGCCCGCGGCGCTGCCACGCCAGGCGATGGACGACCAGCCGCCGGGGAAGCGCGGCGTCGCCGCCTTGGCAAGTGCGCGGACCGTGTCGGCGAAGACGCCCACGCTCAGCCGCCCAGCCCTGCGGCCCACAGGAACGCGCGCACCGCGGTGCCGCCCGCGGCCGCGGAGACGATGATGAGCACCAGGACGGTAAGGACTCGGCCGGCCATGTAGCGATCCACGCCGTCGAACCAGCTGGCCGTGCGCATGCGCTCGAGACGGACGGGTTCGATCCGATCGGCGCTCACGAGGCCGCCCACTCGCCGGCGCCGACTTCCGCCGTGATCGCCCGGCCGAGCGCCATGAGCAGCGTGGTCACGCCCTCGATCCGTCCGCTCGAGCCTTCCCGGTCGGGGCGCAGGTCGCCGTTGGGGTTGTGGCGCACCGCGAGGTTGGCGACCATCGTGCGCAGGATGTCGTTGCCGCCGTGGCGGATTCGCTTGCCGAGGACCAGCCGCTCGAGCTCGTTGAGCGCCGGGCTCATCGTGGCGAAGCCGGGGAGCATTTCGACGACCTCCTGGTCGTCGGCCTGGAGCTGTTGCATGAACTGCACGGCACCGCGCGGGTTGCAGGCGATCTCGTCGACCTGGTAGCGCCTCGCGTATCGGTCGACGATGTGCCGGCGGATCGCGTCGAAGTCGATGATGTCGCCCTCGGTGAGCGTGAGCCAGCCGTGCTCGACCCACTTCCGATACGGGAGCTTGTCGCGGTCGGCGAGCGCGTCGATGTTGTCCGCGGGCGCGAAAGTGTCCATGTGCACGACGTACTCGCCGCCGTCGATCTCGGGCGGGAAGAGCACGACCACTGTCGCCAGCTCGGTGGACGAGGCGAGCCAGGCGCCGATGTAGCAGTGGCGGTCGGGCTTGATCTCGGCGAGGTTCACGAGGCCAGCGGTCGCGTCCCACCTTTCCATCGGCAGCCAGGTCGTCTGCTGCCGGGTCCAGCGGTTGAGATGCAGGCGCAGGAAAGTGTTGCGGAAGGCGGGTGACTCCTTCGCGCGCTTGGCCTGATGCGCGAGGTCCTCCTGGAACGCGATGCCCAGCGCGTCGTAGCCGGGGTTGGCCTTGCGCCAGGTCTTGGGATCCTCCCAGTCGTCGTCCTCGCCCGCGGCGTAGATGACCGAGAGGTAGCTAGGGTCGTCGATCACGCCCGCGGCGACCTTCGCCGCGCGGTCGTGCTCCTCGCCGCAGATCGTGGCCCGATCGAAGCCGGCCGTGGTGAAGAAGACCGTGAGCGGCTGCAGCTGCGCGCCCTGGCTGGTGGTCAGCACGTCGTAGAGCTTTCGATCCGGCTGGGTGTGCAGCTCGTCGAAGATGACTCCGTGAGCGTTGATGCCGTGGGTGCCTTCGGCGTCGGCCGGAATCGCGCGGTAGAAGGAGTTGGTCCGCGCCACGACGATGCGCTTGCTGGAGTCGATGATCTCGCAGCGCGCGCGCAGGACGCGGTCCTGGCGGACCATCGCCGCGGCGATGCGGAAGATGATCGTGGCCTGGTCCTTGTCTTCGGCCGCGCCATAGACCTGCGCGCCCATCTCGCCGTCGGCGGTGAGCAGCTTGAGCGCGAGCCCGGCGCCGAAGGTGGACTTGCCGTTCTTGCGCGGAATCTCGACGTAGACAGTCGTGTAGCGGCGGCGGCCGTCCTCGCGCTTCCAGCCGAAGACGTTCCAGACGATGTCGTGCTGCCAGGGCTCGAGGATGAACGGGTGCCCGGCCCACAGACCCTCGACATGGCGCAGGCGCTTACTGAAGAAATCGACCGCGCGCTGCGCGTCCTCGGCGTCGAAGTGGTAGCCCGGCGGCGCAGGCCGCTCACGCTTTCGCCGAGCGCGGCTTGTCGAGGAGGTCATCCTCGTCGTCCTCCCCGGCCGGGCGGACCTTTACGCGGGTGCGCGCCGCCGCGGTGAGGCCGAACTCAGCGCAAGCGCGCATGTATGCCGCGAGCGCGTCGCGCGCGATCGCGACCTGCGGCGCCCGCATCAGCCCACCCTTTGGCGTCTTGTAGACGGCGCCGTGCTTGTGCAGGAACTCGCTCGCCTCGCGGAACTGCGCCCACGACTCGCAGAGCCCGGCGAACGCGCCCACATCGATCGTCGTGAGCACGCCGATCCGCTCGAGCTCGGGTGCGAGCTCGCGCCAGTGGCGCTTCGCGACCGGCGAGAGCCAGCTCGGGCAGCGCGGCGCGATGGGCTTCGGCTTCGGCTCCTGGTCGTTGATCGGCCGGTGCTGCGGATTGCCCTGCAGCAGCCGCAGTGACGTCGGCGTCGGCGGCCGTCCCGTCTTCATGCGGCAGCCGCAGCCGCGATCCGCTTGGCGGTCTCCTTCGTCAGGTTCTCCCAGCGCTGGACGATCACGTCGCAGAACCGCGGCTCGATCTCAATGAGCCGCGCGCGACGGCCCATCTGTGTCGCGGCGATGAGCGTGCTGCCCGACCCGCCGAAGGGCTCGAGCACGATGTGCTTGGGCTCGCTCGAGTTCGCGAGCATCCGGCGAATGAGCGGGATCGGCTTCATCGTCGGATGGAGGTCGTTGTGCTGGGGCTTGGGCTCGCGGATGACGTCGGTACCCTGCTCGGCCCGCAGCTGCTTGACCAGCGCGATCAGCTGGTCGCGGGTCAGCGTCTTCGGGTCAGCCTCGTCGTCGATCACCGTGGAGCGATCGCCGGAGGAGCGGTCCCAGTAGTGCGCGGCGCCGGTCTTCCAGCCGTAGAGGATCGCCTCGTGCTGCGAGTGGTAGTCGTGCCGCCCGGGGACGAAGGCGTTCTTGACCCAGACCAGCGTCTGGGCGTGGTGCCAGCCGACCGCGAGCACGGCCTCGATGAAGATCTCGTGCTGGACGCCGCCGTGCGGGCCCGCGATGTACCAAGGCCCGCCGGGTTTGAGGTGCGCGTTCACGTGCGGGAAGACCGCTCGCAGCAGCGGCGCGAGGTCGGCGAGCTTGTCGCCTTTGAACGCGTCGGTCCCGGTGGTCCAGTCGCGGCCCTTCTTGCCGTGGAAGGCGGCGCGGCTGCTGTCGCGAACCTGCAGGTCGATGCCGTATGGCGGGTCGGTCCACATGCAGTGCGCGAGCTCCTTGCCCATGAGCCGGTCCCAGGTCGCGCCGTCACGGCTGTCGCCGCAGATGAGGCGATGCGGGCCGAGTTCGTAGAGGTCGCCGGCGCGGGTGATTGGGTCGGCGGGCGGCTCGGGCACCGGGATGTCCTCGCCCGGATCGTCGTCGCGGTAGGTCGTGATGATCTCTTCGACCTCCTTCGGATCGAAGCCCGTCAGCGTCTGGTCGCCGCCCGAGCGCTCGATGTCGAGCAGGAGGTCCTTGAGCAGCGGCATGTCCCATTCGCCGGCGATCTTGTTCAGCGCGAGGTTGAGCGCCTTCTCGCGCAGCTCGTCGAGCTCGACCAGGACCGTGGGCGCGGTCGTATGCCCGAGGTCGCGCAGGACGGTCAGGCGCTGATGGCCACCGACCAGGCGCTTCGTCCGGGTGTTGAAGATAACCGGGTCGACCACACCGAACTCCTGGATCGAGCGCTTGAGGCTCTCGTACTCGCGGTCGCCCGGCTTCAGGTCCTTGCGCGGGTTGTATGGCGCCGGCGCGAGCTCAGCGATCGGCATGTCGACGAGGTTCACGAGGGGTGTTGCCCCAGCCGCGGTCCTCCACAACCGTCTTGCGCGAGTGGCAGGATCGGCAGTACGCCCGCAGGTTCGCCCGGTCGTCCGACCCGCCGCTGCGGCGGGATCGGATGTGGTCGACGACCGTCGTTCGCACCTGATCGCCGCGATGCACGCCGGCCGGGTAGCCGGGGCAGAGCGGCTCCTCCGCGAGGACGCGCGCGCTGATCTTGTGCCAGCCAGCACCGTAGCCCTGCGCGGTGGAGCTGCCGCGGTACGGCGTGGAGGTGGGGTGCAGCGGGCACGGCCGGAAGCGCGGGCAGCCGTGGTGCGGGCAGGGTCGCCGCGGTCGGCGCGGCATTCACCCTTGTCGCGTTCCGAGGCGGACCATCGTTGTCAGCGTGGCGCGGTAACTTCGTGCGCGTCGGCGGATCCGACGCTCACTGCTAGTGCTTTTCTCTATCCCGTCCGCGGCGCTTTGATGCGCTCGACGATTGGCACGTGTGCGATGCGCGAGCCGCACCACGGATGCGCGTCCAGGTAGCCGACCACAGCGGCATCGCCGACTCGCGGACCGTCAGTGGCCGCGGGTGCGACGCCGGCGATCGCGCTCGTGAGCTGGGGCCCCGCCCGTCGGCGCTGCGCCAGGTGGCGCCGGAGGCGTCCGAAAGTGGCCATTTCGCGACTTTCGCGGGCGTGTGTGTGGGCCAAGATGATGCTCCCGCGGCCGACTCGCAATAA